GGTAAAGTTTGGCTCACGAGCGTTTTTAAGGGGTTTAATTCCCGCATACATACCTATCGCATCCACCATAGTTTATAATAAGTAAATATTTTATTTTTTGATGTAATTTAAATGAAATTGTGATTTTTCGTGTCTTGCTTTTTTTCCCAATGTTAATTCTTTACCACAATCACATACGTAACGAGTAGCCGCCTTTGCGGAATAATTTTCTTTATTTAAAAGGTAATGTTGATGTTTTCGTTCAATTGTTTCGGGGTCGTGGTTATATTCTTTAAAATAATCTGCTCTTTTTTCAGTTGTGATTTTACCCTTATCACTTTCTCTGTATTTTTTATCACTTATGGCTTTCAATTCTTTTTTAACTTCTGGAAATAAATACGCTCTTTTATCATTTAAAGTTGCTTTAAAATCTAATCTGTATTCTTCTTCAATTGTTTCTGCTTGTCTTTTATTTATATTTTCTTCTTGATGTATTTGTATCATTTTCCAGTTTTCCCACCCACCATTATCCCTAATAGTTGTGTAAAGTTTTAAATGATATTCTTTATCATTTTCATTATTATTATTACATCTTCCTTTATGTTGTCTTTTTCTATTATTAAAATTACACGTAGAACCTACATAAATAAACTCTGGTAAATCATCGCAGACAATTTTATAAAATATATAATTCTTAGTAGTAGTCATATATTTTATAATCTAAAAACTCTTTAAATAACTTTTAATCACCTTTTCTAACTTATAATTTCTATCGCACGTCCAGACCCGATACGAAGTTCAGCCGTACATTCAGCGAACATAGTGAGATTAGAAGACGCAATACCCTCGGTCTCAACACTACCCATCGCAGATACCGACCTTGTATCAAGGCCAGACGCTAAGCGGTTGTAGTCACTTTCGGGAAGGCAGAAGCGGTAGCACTGAACGAAGTAGTCCTTCTTATACTGGTCGAGTGTAAGCATCTTGTTTTTATCGCCATCAACAGCACCGAAGGTCATTGATAGAGCCTCTGGTGTAGTCATACGGTAAGCGGGAACAGAAGCGGAATTGACCTGTAACTGATGGTAAGCAGGAGTGTCCGCATCAGCGAGAAGTTGCTTGAACTGGAAGTATTTGGAAAGGTATTTCTCTTCGTTAGTGCCGAGAACACCACCAGCGTCATACTGGGGTAGTCCAACATCAACAGTAGTAGTCGTAGCAGTCCCCGACGCACCAACGAAAGCATCACCTCCTACCTTGTAACCCGTGGCGATTGCGGGTGCTGCCTTCGCCGAATAAGTGGAAGGACGATAAGCCAGCCAAAGTCTATCCCACGAGGCAGAATTGACGTTGAAACGGGAAGTGCCCGTGTGAGTAGAGGTGAATGTGTAGTAATTCTTGAAGGGAAGCGAAAGGTAGCCAACCGAGGCGATACGCTGTTCTACAATCTGGTCTAAAACCGAAGTAGCCATACCAAGAACCTCAACTTGCATTGTAATATTGGACAACTTGTAAGTTGGATTACCCGAACCTACTTTATCAAAATTGTCGGCGGATGTTCCGGCACCATCGGGGAATACACGACCCGCACTAATAGGGCAGACAGTATCGTCGGCAAGGGTAATTTCAATTGTAATCTGGGGGCAAATACCAGTATCAAGAATGCTTGGTTCAATTGACCCAAGTAGTCCTTCCCAGTTATCAATACAGAACTGGTCGTCTTTATCAGCATACGCCTCTGGGTCGGTATTACCGAAAGTAGAACCATCGTGATACGATTTAGCACGAACGATATTGGGATGACCGAGTGCCGCATTACAGTAAGAAGGCTTGATTGCCGCCTTAGCGTGTTTGAGGACGTTATAATGCTGAAAGTTATTCTGGACGAGAACACCGCCCATATAAACAGCAACACGTTCTACAAGAGACGATATGTCGTTAGGAAGCGAAGCACCAGCACCAACGGTTACGGCATTGAAAAACATGCGGGTATTTTTGAGATTTACTAAACTATTTGAAGGCATTTCAAATCTAATAATCTTACCCGAAGTAGCGTCGTCGCTTGACTGCGGAAACACCTTAAACTGCGAGGTAGATACACCCTGGAGACGCTGCATAAAGAACGAAACATTGGAAGGAAGAACACCAGCCATTACTTTTATAATATATACAAGATAAAAAAAATAAAATAAATTAAATTAAATTAAATTAAATAAAAAATTAAATTAATTAAATAAAAAATGAATAAAAAATGAATTAAATGTGAATTAAATGTTTAGTATTTTGGTTGTCCGTAATTCTGCCAAGTTAATACAGATTGACTTTCTTTGGCGTTAGGTGGAGGCTTTACTCCTACACTTTGTAGTTTTGCTGGTTCAAACATTTTAATTATATCAACACGTAAAACTGCGGTAAAGTATAAATTACCTAAAGTAGATTGAAATTTATTATCAAAATCACCAGCGGTTTCTTTTCCTGCGGCAGTACCATTGTCTCGTTGAGATGAAAGACGACCTAATTTACGTCCCTTGCTGTCTGTTAAGAAAAGTCTTAAATTAGACAACTTACGTTGCTGTAAATTCATAAAGTATTCATCGCCAGTAGCAGAATTGTAAGATATATATTCAACATCTTTGAAAACTTTTGCGAGTATGTCGCTATTAATTATATCAGCATTATATCTTCCTCTGTCGTTAGACAATACAGACATCTCTAAACCATTCTGGGCGTTATTACAACGAAGATAAACATATGGGTCGGTTAATCTTTGCATTGGGAAATAACCTTGTATTTTAACAGTAGTAGCACCACTCGCAATACTGGCTGCTGTGACTATAAGACTATTAAAATCAGTATCAGTAGTATCATCTTGACGAAGACCTCCTAAAAGACAATAAGCGTCTCCTACACTTTCGGGTATTTGAATATGTAATTCTGTTAGTCCGTGAGCGACGGTAGAACCACTACCGTTTTTAGCGGTTAAAGTTATTTCTAAAAGTCGGTCATCAGTAGAACCCATAGTTAAACTGGCTGGAGCAATTGAAGTAAGTTCAAATGAGGACGCTACTGTTTGAGAGGTGAGTTCTGTTGCTACACTTGTAGCGAATGCCGTTGCGAGGTCTTTTAAATTAAGATAATTTTTATGAGCGATACTTACAGTTTCGTTAAAAGCAGTTCCATCAGTTCCACGAATATTAAATCTACCATTATTTTGATTTACCATATAAGTATTGTTAAACATAGTAAAATTAAGCAGACTAATTCTAATTAATTCACCATCTTTAGCCTCAATAGTTTGACCTTCAAAATGTATTTTAGTATCGTCGCCTTGCGAAGTGCGGTCGCCTACTAAAGAACTCTTTTCAGTATCTATAAAGATATTAAAACTATTAACGACTTCCTGTCCTTGAAATCTGGAGGTTTGTAAAGACATCTTTTAATATATACAATAGATTTTAAATTGAAATGTAATTTATTTATTAAATTCTAAAACTTTTGGAATAACATATTTACTTGGGGTATTGCTAATTTTTTCTTTGATTTTGTCTATCTCTTCTGGTGTGTTATTTTTACAAAGGTCATATACAATTTCAGCATAAAAAGGTGGGACATCTGGGTACAAGTCTTTCATAGTTTTTAGTGCTATTTGCTTCTCCTGTAATTGGTCATCGGTATATAGAAAAGGATTTTCGTGTTTCTTTCTTTCAATACCAGGAACTTCTAATGGAATACTCATTATTTATTATAATAAGATAATATTTTAATTTTCATAAATAATTACAATTAATAAATTTTTTATGAAATAAACTTTGTTCGTGTTCTGCTTTACCACCAAATCTAATAGTTTTACCACATTCACAAGTTATTTTTTGACTTTGTTTATCCAAGATTGTTTCTTTATTTTTTTCATAATATTCTTTATGATAATCTTTTTTTTCTTCAATATATTTTTTCCTATAATTATTAGCATTATTTCTATTGTCTTGTATTTTTTCTTCTTCTGTTCTATAACATTTTAACATATTCAAATTAGCATTTAATTTTACTCTGTGTTCTTCTTCTTTAATTCTTGCTTCTGTAAAAGAGATTTTACCACAATCTTCTACGATTACCATTCGCCAATTATCCCAACCACCATTCTCTCTAATAGTAGTATATAATTTTGTATTTTGTGTTATTGCTCTTTGTTTATGTAGATATTTCCTATTTCTAAATGATTTAGTAGAACCGATGTAATTAAATTCTGGTAAATCATCACAACAAATTTTATATATAAAATACGACATAATTATACATAATAATACATTTATTTTTTTATATCAATTTTGGATTTATTTACAAATTATTTACAAATTTTCTTCTTCAAGATTTTCAAAACTATTTTC